AGCTCTTAAAATAAAGTTCCCATTTATTTTTTAATTGTTAAACAATCATCACATCTCACATTATCTTTACTTGCATCTAAATGAGATAGTCCTAGTTCGTTTAGTTCTTTTTGTGTAAATCCATTAAATCCGTAAAAATAACCATCAAAAAAGTTTCCGTACTTATTACACACATCACAAGTACTCCATCCAATTTCATCATCTACAAAAACTATTTTATATTTTTTATTCATTTTTTATTTCTCCTAAAGGGGATGTATTACACACCCCCTTTAATTTCTGTAAGTTAGTTTGTTTTCTGTACTTTGTATCCGTACTCAGAACCCACATAATTTATGTGCTTTGATGTAGTTACAGACCACCACCCAAGCGGTGTAATTGTTCTGTTTTTGTGGTCTATCTCTGCTACCCTCGTTTCATAGCTGTATACAGAATCGTCTGTGGCTCTGAGGTTTTGTTTATATTTGTCAAATGTTCTCATGTTTTATAGTCCTTTTTTTATTATTGTTATTGCCTATTGATTCCAAAAACCCACCATTGTTTATCTCCAGAAACATCACAGCTTGTATTTTCTAACAACCATTTTTCCAGAGATGATCCGTTAAGGTTAAATGAAATTTCATCTACATCTAAAGATAATATATTTTCTACCTCGTCTATCCATATCCTATCCTTAAACCATTCACCGCTGTTTTCTAATAATATAATCTCCATTAAATCTTGTAACTCTCTTCTATTTCTGTCCTTGCTTTGTTTTACAAGCAATTCAGTTGCTGTAATAATTTTCATTTTTTACTCCATTTTTTGTTTTGTTACTTGTTATACTCTCCGAGTTGCGGAAAGTTCCAAAGTTTTTTTATTTATTTTATACCTCTATTAAATAAGGGTAAAAATTCCCTTCAAAATATTTGAACTTGTATTGCTTATTATTAAAGCTGAATCCAAAAATAGAATATTTTCTCTCTGTTTCATCTACTCTTGGAAAGCTACAATATTTAGGCTCTTTAATAAATCCTGCTTTTTTTATTGCGTTTAATGTTCGTTTATTTTTTATTATTTTCATCTCAAAAACCCTTTATTAGTTGTTATATATACTATACTCCTAGTATTAAAAAAAGTTCCAAAATAATTAAAAAAAAATTAAATCTTTTTTGGGGGGATGTGTAAGGGGGATGTGGTATATAAATTGGCTTATATAATATAGTATAATTAAGGAAAGTAATTAACTTACATATATACTCACATATTACAGAACTTAGGGCGTTTTACCTACCTACGTGCACACTATATAATAAAAATAAACTACCAACGTGCACAAAGTTATAAAAAAACTACTTACGTGCACAATCTACCTACGTGCACAGAAATATAAAAAAATATAAAAATAAAAAAAATTAGAGAATCAGGCCCCTTTCGGGGCCCTATCTCTGTTTTGTGTTATGACTGGAACATATCAGTCTGTCTAGGGTCTACGGTATCTCCATCATATGTATCTGTTGCATATTGTAGAAGACCATCAACTACTATTGTATTGTTGCTAAAGTTAGCATTAGTTAGTCTTCTAGGGTTTTTAGGGTCAGGATGCCATAAGACATTAGTTCCTGCATTTAACAAACCCCAAGCTGTATAGTCTTTATCAGCATAGTACTTATCCATAAGTTGCCCAAATTGTTGTGTAGGTAACTTATCCAAGTATCTTTCTCTAATTAAAGCTATATCTGTATTATCGACTGGTTTCTGTAACTTGCCACAATTTTGTACAAAAGCGTTTAACTGAGACTGAGCCGATCCTCTGAGAATAGAGGTTGCTCTGATAATCTGATCCTGCCAGTTAAAACTACCCTGACCTCTATGTTCAAATGTACATCCAAATCCATATTTATTAGATGTCATACCATTTTCACATACCAGTCTTTGAAAGTAGAATCTGATACCCGCTCTAGTACTACCATTATAAGAATTGATAATCTCAGCAACTAACCTGATAGTATCCCCAACTACTGGTACATATCCTTCGATAGTATTGTCAGCATAGTATATATCTCTGAAAATACCCTTGTTATTAAAAAACCTATAATGATGTGAGAATTGAATATCTGATGGCCCTAATATTTCACCAACACAAACATCTACTAATTCTCTATTATGTATAAGTTCATAACTTGCTGATACATTACCAGCTAGTAGTTTATTTTCAGAACCTAATCTAATTCCATAAACCATAGGATTCTGAGAACCATCTTGAAAATACACTGGCTCTTTGTGAACTGGTGTATCCCAAGCAATACCATTACCATAGGTAATATCATTGGATTCTGTAACTTGATTAGATTCTGTAACTGGTACTAAGTCAGTAATATTATTAAGATCATGTAATTGCATTTTAATGCTCCTTATTTATTTTAGATTGATATTAATTGTTTTGTGCTACCCTTCATTCTACGATCAGGTAGCCATGCATCCATAATAAGTCTAGGTCTATTTTCACCGTATCCAATACTCGGCTTCATTCTTACATACATCACAAAGTAAAGGTACAGCCCGACCACCATCGGCTGATTGCATATCGTATAATTGTCAAAGAACATCAAAACATTTAGTCAATGTCTTTGACTATTATACGTTTCAGAAACCAAAAAAGTTCCCAAATATTTAAAGTTTTTTAAAAAAAATTTGCGGTCTATAATATAACTGGCTTAAGTCAATTTGCTTTTTCTAACACAATAATTCTAACCTAGAAACGGATTAGGGGGGCGGTCGTGTGCAAAAAAAGAGAAACACACATGCTAATATATTTTTTTGAAATTTTTGGAAGTTTTCCCCAAAGGCGGTACTACAAATACAAAAGCGGTACTATATATACTATATTACTATTTACTACTTACTATAATTACTATATATTACTATATATACTATATTACTATATATATATTATATATATATTATATATACTATATACTATATATACTATTATACTATATATACTATAGTACTATTATAAATAACCAACCGCAAACTAAACTAGGATAATTAAATATATATTATATAAAACATAGTTGTCAAGTTTTTATTAAATTAAATCATGTCAGAATACAAAACATTATACCAAAAAGCCTTAGCTGGTGACTTTGAAATAGGTAACGTGTTTGAAAACTTAGAGCGTTGCCGTGAGATATCAGCAGAACTAAAGCTTATGGATGTTATAGACCCCAACTCTAAACAAATAGGTTTAATATCCGAATTGTTGTACCGCATGAAAAATATGCCGGAACTACAAATATTGGACGTTAGCTTATTTACAGACGAAGAGCCTAATTAGTTGGCACTAAGCCGTACTATCAAAGGCGTTAAGCATTTTGCTTACGAATCTGAAATAGAGTTTCGTACTGCACATCCTAACACACCTTTGATTAAAGACTGGAAGAAAGCAGAGGAAGGGGATTGGTGTCTTGCAGATGATGGTAAAATAGTGCAAGTACTTAAAAAAGGTTATTTTGCTTACAAGAGAAAGAAAAAAACTCCATATACAAGAACGATCATAGGAATGTTTAGTTTAAAAAGTAAACTTCCTTTTAGTGGTTCCGTTAAAGATGAAATGTATAGGTTTACAAAACGATCTGGATATGATGTAGCAACTCAAGGATATTTAACATCGGCTAAAAAAAACTTTGCAAAGTATATTGCACATGGTATGGAACCCATAGAAGCATATCAGAAAGCTTTTCCAACTACAAACAGTTTGGAGTATGCAGAGAAAAGATCGACACTACTACTTAAAAACAAAACAGTGAGGCAAGCAGTGGATAAAGAAATAGAAAACTTAATGTCAGAGGTAGGTATTACAAAAAGATACTTACTAGAGAGTACCAAAGATGTTGTAGACAAAGCAGATGCAAAAGACAATGATAAGCTTAGAGCCTTGGAGACACTGATGAAAATATCTGGTTTACTATCTACAGAAAAGAAAGTAGACTCAGTAGCATTGATACAAGAGTTCTCTGGATTTAGTAGAGACAAGCTCAAAGCATTTGAACAGGGTATATTACCAGAAACAAAGAAACAATTATCTGAATGAGTTTTAATATTACCCCACCTCCATCAGAGATGGATAAGCGAGATGAGGTACTAGCAAAAGCATATAGCAACCTTATTTATTTTGGTAGGGCCTTTCTTCCTAATGACTTTCTAAAGAAATCAGAATCAGCACCCTTTCATTACGAAATGGGTCAGAAGATGATAGATACAAGACCCGGAGCTAGGATATGCAATATTATACCAAGAGGTCATGGGAAGTCTGTAGTAGCCAAAGCCGCTATCATGCATAAACTTTGCTTTGCGGCTAATGACCAGCAACATTTTATTGCATGGGTATCAGAAGAACAGTCACAGGCCATAGACCATCTAAAGTATATCCGTTCTCACTTTGAAAACAACAAGATGATACGATACTACTTTGGCAATATGGATGGTGGTAGTGTAGGGAAACGCTGGACAGAAAAAGATTTAGTTACACCCAAAGGTGACAGGGTAATATCCAAAGGTACATCACAAAGGCTTAGAGGTAGAGCAGAAGTAGATGTCCGATATACTGGTATTGTTCTTGATGACTTTGAATCAGAACTAAACACAAAAACGCCAGAAAGACGTGCAGACATTAAGAAATGGATCGTATCCACAGTGTACCCCGCCTTAGAAGAAACACCGGGCAAAGAGGGC